AAAGAAATGCTTACAAAATATTATAATAACGAACTCTACAGGGAATCCGTTATTATAATAGGTAGACCTACTTAGACTTTTTGTCTACTGAGTTAAATGCACTATTGATTTCTTCGATGCTTAGTCTTCCATCATCGATAAATCCTCGTGCTAGTTTTTCAACTACTGTAGCAACACCTAGAGTTCCTGCAAGTATTATTGCACTCATGGTGTCGATACCGATAATTGCACCAGCACCAATAACTCCAAGTCCATTGGCTGCAAATACAGCGATTATTCTAAGAAGTATATTCTTGATACCACTGACTGCTCCCATTGCCTTTTCGTCATCTAATTTTGTTTCTTTTGCCATGTTATTCCTCCCCTCTAAGTCTTATTGTCACTAACCAGACAACAAGAACTACGATGATTGCATAACCAACAGTGATCTTTGCAGATCCTTCAAGCACTAGCCATGCTGCGAACATACCTAGTAATGTCCACAATTGATTTAATGTTTCTACAAATGCTTCTACTAGCCATGCCCATACAAACTTAACTGCTTTCCATACTTTTTGAAACATCCATACAATTAATTTCCAGGTACTAACAAATACCCATTTAATTGCATTGTATATACTTGTGATAATCCAGGTAACAAATTCAATACCTTCTTTGACTACCGCTACTACTGCTTTATATATACCTTTTATGATCTTCCAAACAAGATTAAGAACATAATTAACTACCGCCCAAACCTTGATCAGAATAAACTTAACTAGGTTTATAGGTAACATAACTACGAACTTAACTGCTTTGAAGATAAATTTAAAAGGTTTTAATATTGCTTTTATCATTTTATCCTCCTTGTATTTCTACGATTCTTAAGTTTAGGCTTACGCTTTACCTTAAGTTTTTTCTTTTTGCTGTCGCTGCCTTCGCCACCGCCGCCAGCGTCTCCCCCACCACTACTTCCACCAGATCCTGATGGACCAGATGTACTACCAGTTGGTGCACTTGAGGTTGGTGGTATTGCTGCTATTGCTGCACCTACTGCTTGAACAGCAATAACTGATGCAATAACTACATCTTCTGAGTCTTCTCTTTCTTCTTCTGTCATATCAGCACCCAATTGTCCAAGTGCTTCAAATGTTTGACTTGGGTCTGAAAATAACTCTCCTATTAAGGCTGTAGGGTCAGACAGTTGTTCAAAAATAACTGCAACACCTGCCTCTATCTCAACACCTTCACGGTATTCAATTATTTGATCTTCATCTAATTGTTCTAAAAGTTCTAACACCTGCTCATCATTCAACTCTTCTAATAATTCAGTAATAGGCATTGCTTCATCAACTTCATAGTTATCCAACAATAAGTCTGTAATGTCTTGCAATTGTTCATCTGAAATTTCTTCTTCATTAACTATTAGTTCATCAATAGCATTGTTAATTTCTTCTTCTACTGGTATAATTTCTTCTATAGGAGTTGGTTCAAGTGAAGGTTCGATTACAGGTTCTGGTTGTAACTCTTCTATCACTATTGGTTCTGGTTCCTCTATCACTACTGGCTCTGGTTCGAATGTTGGCTGAGGGTTTGGGTCTGGTTGAACTGGATCAAGAGTTGGACCTGGATCAGGACTAGGCGTTTCTGTAGGCGTAGGAGTAGGGCTAGGGCTTTCTGTAGGTGTTTCTGTAGGTGTTTCTGTAGGTGTTGGTGTAGGACTTGGAGTTTCGGTAGGTGTTGGGGTAGGGCTTGGTGTAGCACCACCAGTTGACTCATAGATATATCTTGTATATTCAGTGCCTCCATTTAATCCAACTACAGTTCCTACTCTCCATCCATTACAAATCCGTTCATTTCCACAATGACCAGTATGCCAAGATAAACGAAGTGAGCCATCATCTAAATTGCCACCCCACGCAGCATAAGTATCTGCAGAAGTTTGTTGGATAGTACTATTTGGAGCAAACCCCATAGAGCCATAGCCTGTATTAAAATACCAATAGGAACCGTTTTCTAATAAAGTTTGATTAGACATGTTTGGTTGAATGGTAAATACCATTTCTCTTTTACCAGCAGCAAGGAGCATTAAGTTTGAGTTATTGGTTAATCCACCAGCATATAGAATATAGTCTTGGTCACAAGCACTAGTTATGTTTGATAATAAATCAGTTCCGCCGTATGTCCCAGACCAACAGAGTGTCCAACCTCCAGATTCAACTACAGACTTATCAATGTTTTGTTGTGGTCCAGATGGGTAATAGGTTGGAGGATTAGCAATTGATTTAACTAATGGAATACAAGAAAGTAATAGTATGCAGGATACTATAAAGACAAAGAATGCTCTGCGAAGAGTTCTAAAGGTATTAATTTAATAACTACCCCCAATGTGAGATAGTACCATTATAACATTTTATTAGATTAGTTTAAACTGATCTAGGTATTCAAGTGCTTCTTTTGGTGGTTCTGGTCTAATCACATTGTTGTTAACAAACAATTCTTTTGATTTATCTGATTTAGGTCTATCTGCAAAAGTATGAACTTCAACTTCTAAATCAATATCTTTTGGAGTGTTAGCAATTGAACCAAATACAGCACCACAAACTGCGTCCGCTAAGTCTTTAGACTTTTTACGAGGATGATCAACTCTATCATTCTTCATAATTTTTAACTCAGTTAACTCTTCAAACAATAATTCAATTGAAGGCATTACTAATCTTTCTTCATAAATAAGCATTGCCATATCTTCATAATGCTTTTTAGCAACTGAAACAGTATCCGTTCTCATTCCAACTGCCTTTAGTTCATTTTGAATATCAAATGATTGCCAACGATCAAATGTTACCAAACCTATATTAAAACCAGTTCTTCTTAAGTTTTGAATCCATTGCTTTACTTCTGATAGGTTTACTGGACCTTCTACTTTAGGTTCCCACCAAACCACTGCATCCACAACAACAATAGGAGCAACCTGTTCGTAATCTTTGATTACTTGAACGTTAACCCACTTCTCTACGTGAGCAATGGCTACAGCACATTTGTCATGCTTTTGTGCCAAGTCAGCATGAACATAATAGGTTTTATCTGGATCAGGTTTAAAGGCTTCATCAAATCTTTTAAAATTATCTATAGGGTTTCTACCAGTCATACAGGCTCTAACTTTTTCTACCTGCTTAAAAAACGCATCTGATGAATAAGTAGGGACGCATGCAAAACGCATCATTGCATCCCCAAGATCTGTATAAAAGGCTAACTTAAAGTCATCAATCTTTCTAGTTGGGTTAACTTCCCATGTTGGTCTTTTTAATGCGAATACCCCAGGATACTTATATGAAACAATCTCATCTTCTTCCCACGAAATCTCAAATGTATTTCCTACTTCATCTTCTGGTAGTGCTGGATTTAAAATAAACTTATGATTTTTTTCAATAACATCTTTTTCTAAAACAACATCATCATATCTTTGAGATATAAAATCTCCCACATACCTTGGAAAAGATAACAATACAACCTTACCTAAATCTGGAAAGCGAGAATCTACTGAACCACGAAATGCTTTATAAATATTTTCTGCAGTTTTTCCTTGCTCATTTCCTGTACCAACTTCGGAAACAAAACCAGAAATCTCATCAAGCACTGCAAGTAAAAGGTTTAAGCCCTCATGTGATTCTCTTTCTGAATGTCCAGAATAAACTGTAATAGATTTGTTAAACTCTACGCTATCTGCTTTTGCATAAAACTTTCCTGCAAACCATGGTGATTTCTCAATCTTAGTTTTAAATCCTTTAAAGAAAACGTTCTTAGCCTGTTGTGCGTTGATAGCAACGTTAATTAAATCAATGGCATCTCCTGATGGTTTGCCAAAATACTTAGCAGGATCTTTTAAACAAAGTAACTTATAAACAATATAAGAACATGCAACTGTAGATGTAAAGTCTTTACCACTACCCTTACCTAACTGAAGAATAATTTCATTTTTAGTATATTTATTGTAGTACTCAGTTCCTTCTTTTTCACCCAACAAATCTATCAGATCTTCTTTTTTATAAATCTGACTCATAGCCTCAACTATGTCATACTGAATTTTAGATAGTGCAGGTTGTCCCAAATAGTCTTCGTGTTCAATAAATGTTTTAGCGTCTACTGGAATTTCTTCAAATGGATTATCTTTTAATACTTCTAAAAAATCATCAAACATCATGGACAACTGTAACCACTTCGCTTTCTCTGGCAATGCTTGAAAGTCGTCTCATGATTTCGTCACGTACTTGTGGATACTCAGAAGCAATATCTTTTAATATGTTCATAAGTACTTCTTGTTTTCTTTCTATCTGTACCATCTCTTCTGCTAATTCTTTATTTTCTAATAGCCCCGCTTTTTGTAACATGTCAATTCTTCTAGACTCAATGTCTAATACTAATTTAATTCCCTGACTCTTTGCATTCAGGTTAGCCGTTGTTGTTGCATCTTCAATAACCTCATAAGCCTTTGTTATTAGTTTGCTATAGTGAGTGTCTGCTGCAACCAGTGCTTCTTTTGCTCTAGCACGGATAGCATCATTGGCAGAAGCCATAACTTTCCACTCATTAATTAAACTAACTACTTGTTGTCTTGGTATTGCAAGTTCTTTAGATATTCTTGTAGGGTCATTTCCCTTTAAATATTCTTCAACAACTTTATTGACTTGATCTAAATGCTGAATTAAATCTTGCTCAGTTGACATTATTTTTTTCCTTATATATGTCATACAGCATGTTTGCCCATACATGATGGAATGCTGTACCATAATGTCTTCCATCTCTGGCAACCATAGTATACTCATCATCTTTATTATTGTTGCTATACTCAAATACTTCTTTTTCTATTTTATTTAATGTATTTGCATCAGTAGTAACGTAATAATTATTTAAATTGCATAACTTTAAAAAGGCGTCAGTCCCATTAACATATGAAAATATATATAACTTTATATTATGTGATTCACAATATATTTCTAAAAACATTAAATATTGATATAAATATATATATAAAGTATGAACAAACATAGCAAGCGTAGTTTCTCGTTTAACTAAGGAGTGTCTATAGTTATCATTTAATGCATAAAATAATTGCTGAGGCCCCATTGGTATGTCTAATTCATCACTGTTGTCTGAATTTAGTGCATAAAATCTATTTACATCTGGCAAATCTAAAAAGATAACATCTGGATTACCGTAATGATCTATATATTTAAAAGTACTTGCCACTATATCAAATATACTTTTTCCAGGTGTACCAATATTATAATATCCAGACACCTTTTCATTTTGTGCAATTTTTTGATGCAACAAGTATGACCAAGTTTCTTTTGTATATAAACCTTGTCCATAAGTTACAGAACAACCATTAAACAAAATATGTTTTCCTTCATGATCTTTTTTAAAATTATCTGCTCTATATCCTTCTTTGTTAGGAATATATTCATCTTGTGGAAAATCAACCCATAACTGACTGCTATCAAGTTTTTTAGGATCTTTATACAGCCCCTCTATTAAGTTATTCCACCCAGTTAATTGTCTTGCAAATGGCAACTCAACTTTTTCATTTTGTAACAAAGCCTTATAACTTTGTTTAGCAGTTTTAGTAAATTGATGGTTTAAGGTTTCATACAAGTTAATACCATCTTGCTTGTCTAATGGTTTATAGTCTGTTTTTTCTGTATCTGGATAAAAAACATTTTTATACATGTCCTCGTCTGTTCTTTTTACATTGGGGTCAAACTGATCTTTCATTTTATAACTCCTTTTCGTTGTAAATTTTTGAAACCTTTAATAAAATCAAGTATCCAATCAAATCATCTAAATCGTTATCTCCGTAAAACTCAGACCCTCTAGATATTCTAGACAACTTGTCATCAATTCTTATTTTTATCTGCTCGTCTGAATTTGCTTTAGAAAATATTCTAATTGGGTCAAGTGCAGAATCTCCATATGATTTATTTTTGTCAATAAGCATATTTTTTATGTTATCGCAAACATCAGCAATTGTATTTTGAGTAGTCATAGTCATCTTTTTGATTTCCTTAATCCAAATTTAGCCAAGTAAACGTATACTGTTTCAACACTACATCCACACTCCTTGGCAATCTCTTCTGGTGATTTCCTATCCATAAGATATCTCTTACGCATAAAAACTTCGCTAGTATACATTTTACCAGAAGCCATACTATTTACCATCCTCTGTATCAATAATATCATAGTTAAAAGAGTTAGAGTCTTCCATAATCCACTTATTGTCCCCCTCAACGTCCCAAGCATTTGTATTGATCAATCTATCTATTACTAATGATTTTTTAGTAACAAATGATGGCTCGTATAAACGAACCCTATTATTTGGCTGTATAGCAAAATTTCCATCATCGCGTTGAATAACGTGTCCACATTTGTGCTGACCTGGATTTTCAGAGTATCCATCATCTAGTATATTGCTATCTGGACTGTGCCAGTCTAAAGTAAACAAGTATTTTCCAAATATATTTTGTTTAGTTCTGTCTAAATAAGACATCTTCATATTACTT